CTAGGAGTAGAAAATGGGACTGTCATCGTATTCTCTGATGCTCATTTTTGGCCCGGCCTTCACAGTACTGCTTATTTTGGTCTGTTATGGGCTATCAAAGAACTTCAGCCGAAAGCAGTCATCGCTAATGGGGATGTCTTTGACGGCGCTTCCATTAGCCGTCACCCTCGTATTGGCTGGGATTCAACTCCATCAGTTATTCAAGAACTAAAGGCCTGCGAGGCCGCCCTAGGGGAGATTGAGGAGGCCACCAAAAAGGCCCGCCACAACGCTCAATTGGTGTGGACGCTAGGTAACCATGACGCGCGCTTTGAGAACCGCCTAGCGGCCAATGCGCCCCAGTACGAGCAGGTTAAGGGCTTCTCCCTAAAGGACCACTTTCCCGCATGGAAGCCCTGCTGGTCCTGCTGGGCAACGGAGGACGTGGTTGTAAAGCACCGCTGGAAGGGGGGAATACATGCCGCTCACAATAACACCGTTAACGCAGGCAAGACCGTCGTAACTGGCCACCTCCACAGCCTGAAGGTCACGCCGTACTCTGACTACAATGGCAATCGTTTCGGTGTCGACACTGGTACATTGGCCGAGACAAACGGTCCGCAGTTTATGGACTATTTAGAGGACGCCCCTGTAAACTGGCGTTCAGGTTTCGCAGTTCTGACATTTAAGGATGGCAAACTGTTGTGGCCTGAGCTGGTTCATAAGTGGGCGGATGGGCAAGTTGAATTTCGTGGACAGATTATTGATGTTTAAAGGAGCTACCATGTACAGAGTTGAAATTGACATTTCGGTTTGGGGCGGCGACGAGAGAGTCGTCATTGAGACCTGTGACTTCGAGAAAGTACAAATCCTTCAAGAGTTCATCGACCTACAGATTGAGCATGGCTGGGCCGTTGAGTACGACGTTATCACTGAGGATGACATATACGAGGAAGAGGAAAAAGAAGAGGACGAGCCGTCCACCATCTCAACCTTAACGATTAAGATAGAAGAGTAAAAAAACAGGGGACTTAACGGTCCCCTTTTTATGCGTAGGAAACCTTATTGGTTTCTGAGAGCTCTTTAAAGATGCGGCTAATCAGCTTATCCTGATCCTGCACCTTTTGCTCAAGCTCTTTTACATGATCCTTTAGTTCCCAGCAGTCTGCCCGAAGCTGGTCGGACTCTGCTTGATGCCTGAGAATCGCAATCTCAAGCTCATCCTCGTACTCAAGGATGTCAAAGGCACAGTTTAGTCTTTCATAATTTAACATTGCGGATACTCCTCAAAGTTGAACCACTCATAAAACTCACACCTAATCGCGTAGTCAATTTCGCGCTTAATCGCCTCCTCGGTTGGCTCATCTGTATGCTTATGAGCCCTTCTCCACCCATACTCAACGCCATTCTCGACACACATCTCAATCAATTTTTCTATTTTTGGGTTCATCACGCACCCCTTAAGTACTCATAGTACTCTTCATTGGACTTGATGTAGTACTCTTTGCCCTCTTTAATGATGTGAGGACCTCCTACGGCGCCAGCGTCAAAGTCATACAGAAACCAGTATATATCCTCGTCCACATCTTCAAACAACTTTTCCATTACAAGCTGTAGTTTCAGGTCCTGAATGGCAGCATATTTGTTATCAAACAACAAATCTCGAATATCCTCTGGGACGGTTTCTAGATAATCGTCCTGTGAATCTATCAGCTCTTTAAGCTGCTTTACTATCTCAATAAGTTCTTGCTTCATGCTGGTCCTTTCAGTGTGGTTACTTATGTACTTACATCTTTTTCATCTGCCACCCACTGGCGTACATAAAAATGCTCGCCTAGGTCTTCAATATCGGCTTGGGGGTAGCCCTGCTCCACTAGCCAAACCCTCATGTCCCCGTCCTTGGTGTCAAAAATCTTGGGGAATCCATACCTCCACCCAGTGGGCGGGTCAACCCACAGTTTCATACTTATCCTTAAACATTTTTTGATGGCACATATCTTCAAAAATACTCCACAATTTTTCTTGCCTCAAGGCGTTGAGGGTAATGAGTCCCAGTAAAGCATTGGCCAGATCGTCCTCGGACATCGGCGGACCGTTACAGGTTCTCTCAAATAGCAGGTTTAAGTCACCCTCCATGTCCGCTCGTAGGATGGCTTGTTCTAGGTCAAATCTATCGCTCATTTTTCCCTCGCTTTCAGCATTGCGTCTGCCATTTCGTAAGCATCTCCTGAGATGGATTCAGCATCTGTAGGAATTCCACCGTCTTCCCCATCTATCGCTTGGCATGGGTAGGCAGAAATAAAAGCTTGCATAGCCTTTGCCGCAAAGTAGTCACGCAGGGTCATGCCCTCGTTGTATCCGTTAGAGTACGGTGCCATCTGCGTCCAGTTGCTTGTTGGAAATGCTGGTGAGTTATCCATGATTTTTGTCCTTTGGTAGATCAAGTATGTCTTGCAACAGGTGTATGCCGCCATCTGGTCGAACAATAGCCGCAACCACACCTATACGCCCATCTTTTTCCCAATGCGCTTTAAACGAATGCTTGGGTGGTTCTTGCTCTGGCTGTGACAAGATTTCTTTGATAGCGGTGATAACTACTTGAGACTCATCACGCCAATCTTGGCAGTTTGCAAAATCCCTGTAAAAAATCAATTCTTTTTGGGCTAATTTAAGTGCTTCGTCTTTAGTCATGCCTGTCCCCTTGCTCGGATTTCGCTTGCAATATTTTTGCACGCTGTGTAATGCGCTATTTTTTCAATATCTGAGGCTTCTGTTAATAATCTGTTTTCAGCAATTTTTGCACACGCCTCACGCTCCTCGTCAAGTAGCATCTTTATTCTGTCCCCATACATTGACACCACAATTGTTGGCAGGTTGATTGCCCGGGCGCGGTCGTACAAATCAATGTCTTCAGGGGTTAAGGTAACAATAACATCGTGCTCAATCATGCTTGCCCCCGTGCTTGGATAGCATCAAGATTGTCAATGCAAGCCGCCCATGCCGACTGCGTTGTTGAGTTTTGTTCAAGCCCCGCATACACATCAGCGTGTTTCTTGCAAATTTCAGCACAGGCCTCACGCTCTTTAGCTGCGACCAGCTTGGCAAAGGACAACAGGGCGTCCATATAAATGCCATCAAGGTGTGGGCGCATACCAACCAGTCCGCACTTCTTAGCCGTCTCAATGATTTCGTTCATTCTCGTCCCCCTAAGTTAAGCCAATCTGTATCCTCTGGCATGATCTCCAACCCTTTGATCACGCCGTAACCGTAAGCGGTAGAGCCGTACCCGCCTTTATGACAGACGTACACCGACCCGCTGAATCCTCGGAATAAAAAGTAGTCGCCGTCCTTCTCTACCTTCTCTATCCCAGAATTCATCTTCCACGAATCCCCGTGATCAAAACCTCCAGCCCATACACAAAAGAGCTTATAAAAAGGCTTTTTTAAAGGCGCCTTGATTACCAACCATTTGTCTGGCTTATGCACGTATATAAAACCCAGCAAATACGATAAACGCCAAGAAACAAGCCACGGCTAACAGACCCTTTACGATCTGCAAGTTCTGATGCCGCCTCCAGTTCTTCTCAAAGACCAGTTCGGATTCTTTGAGTTTCTGTTTTAAGTCTGATTGGATAGTCATATCATTTCTCCATAGTAGGAAAGAATCTGCTTATAGGCACCCTTCAATGCGCCGATATGCTGCTTCTCGATCTCAGGTTCGTGCGAAAAAACGGGAACAGTCTCTGTCTCCAGCAGCTCAAGGTCTTCCCTAAGGCGTTCAATAAATATGTTGTCTACGGTGTCGCTACCAAGTGTCACGTTAATTTTCATCACTTTTTCCCTCAATACGCTCTTTCTCCAACTTCTGCACAGCAATTACGGCGTCTCGTTGTTTGAGCAGACTGTCTAAAAAGCATTCCTTATGGGCATACCTTCCGAGGAAGGCGGACCCTTCGTTGTGCTCGACTGGCTTATGACAGATGAAGCAGTTCAATCTGTGCCCCCAGCCTTTTCTTCTACGGTGTTTACCTTCCCCTCCTTGACGGCCTCTCTGAGCATGTGAATAAAACCATAGGTGATCAGGTACTTAGCTGAGTCGGCGTCCATGTGGAGCTGGACGTTGATAGAACCATCTGGGTTCTCTTCTAGATATTCCATTTCAATCTTGCAG